CAAGTAGGTAAGAAAGTACGCCCCGTAATTATAAACGGAGCAACTAATAACGCAACGGTATCTTACCCTCAATTCTCGTAAAAATATGAGTTGGATAGGGGATTTGGTAACCTTCCTGATAACCTCGGGGTTGTTGGGAATTTTGGCTAGGTACATAAAAAAGTCATCTGGGCAAAATATATTTGCTAAAGGCTTTTGGACTAAGGGGCGGTATCAAGAGCAGTTAAAGAAGGAGATTGACCGAACCACAGAACTCTACAAGGAGATGGACTACTTTCGGGATACCTTCAACTTAAAGAGTATTGACATTGTGGAATTTCATAATGGGGATTACATAAACGCAAGGTCAGTTCAAAAATATACAATGACATCTCAAATGTGTAGGGTAGGTGTGCCAGAGACGATGCATTTATATCAGGACAAGCCATTAGACGACCAGTACGGGCTTTTAAATCTGTATAAGCAACGTGAGGGTAATGTTGTGGTAACGGACAAGGACAACTTACCAAAAGACTCACCACCACTATTTTTGGAGAAGATGATACAGTTAAAAATAACGGGATATGTAGCTCTTGGTTTATTTGCAAATAAAGAAGATGTTTATCCTAGAGCGATTATAAGTTGCGTGTTAGACGAGAAGGCTAAACGAGATGGGCTTGATGTTGAGCTAAATATGCACAGCGACAAACTAAAAGCCTTAGTGCTATCTGGATTAAAGCCATGATTAGTTCTATAACCATATTAAGACTTTTGAACTCTAAGTGGACTTGGTTTGCTCTTCTTATCACTATCATAGTTATTCTGTTCGGTATGTATCGTTCAGCTATGAAGGAGTCTGAAAGGTTGGAGGGTAACGCAGAAGCAGTTCGCGCACAGAACCAACGCACTATAAAAGCAGAGAATCTTAAGGTTGCTGAGATGGAAGAGTTTTACGCGGATGACTTACGGGTTCTTAGAGATAGCCTCGCGGTTAAACCAAAACAAATCATTAAGTACCAATACATTAAGAGCGTAAGAGAGGTAAGAGACACTATTGAAATCAGAGATACTATCATAAAAGGTGTTCCGTATTTTACGGCAAGCTACAACGACAAGTGTGTGAAGGCATCCTTTCTTTGGGTTAACGGAGATAGCTCAGGAACTTTTAACGTAGACGTAACCACTGACCTTTACATTGTAGATAGGTGGGAGCGTGAAAGATTGTTAGGCGCGAAGTTTCTACCTCGTTGGGGAAAGAAAGAAATCTTTGTTGACGTAATAAATAATTGCGGCTCGGACACGATTATAGAGAACAGAAGAATAGAAACAGATTAAAGAGTGGGAATAGGTAGAGAATATACAGGAATATCTGACACCCTTACTCATCTTGGTAATGGTAGCCAAGTGAATGTTGGTGGCTCTGGGGCTTTATTACCTTTAGGCAACGCTGTTCTTTTCGATGGCACTGATGACTATATTACTATGGGTAATGTTCTTAACGTTACTATTGGGGACTTTTCTGTAGCTGGATGGTTTAAAACCACAGGCACTGGGAATCAAGTTATTCTTGGGAAAAGAGATGGTGGTGGATTAGGGTGGCAAGTTTCTGTAAACTCGTCTAATGTCGCACTTGCTTTAGATGATGGAGGCTCAGTAGCTGTTACTGGCTCGACGGTTGTTTCAGATAATGAGTGGCATCATGTAGTATTTATTACTGATAGAACCACAGGGTACATATATTTAGATGGTCAGTTTGAGGTATCTGGTAGTGTAGCTGCGGTTAACGGGACTCTTACGAATGCCATTGACACAACTATAGGATGTAAGGTAAGTGGTGCAGGGACTCAAAATCTTTACGATGGTTGGCTCAAAGATATAATGTTCTGGGATAAAGCCCTAATGCCTTACGAGGTAATAGACCTTTACAATGAAGGTGCAGGCGCAAGCCCAGCCATTGACGCGGGAGGATATGAGTCTTCCGTGAACCTCCAAGGGTGGTGGAAGTTGAACGACACAACGAGTACGGCAGCAGATTCAAGTGGTAATGGTAACAATGGAACTTATACAAATTTCACAGGAACCTACTACGGCACACACTACAACTTCGAGAACTACTTAGAGTTTGATGGGACAGATGATTATGTATTATTAGACTCTGCCGTAGACTTAACGAGTGGATTATCTACAATTAGCTGCTGGTATAAGTCACCAGACGCTGATACAGGTACTATTTTCGGTAACTCGGCAAGTGCAAACATATCATTGAGACAAACCTCAGCAACTAACATTAGATTGTATCTTGCTGGGTCAGCGAATTTTACAATAGGGACACCTATAGTAGCAAATGCTTGGCATCATTTAGTGATAGTCGTCGATGCAACAAATAAGGCCAGAGTATATGTCGATGGGATTGAAAGCTCTACGGGGCAGCGAACGATACAACAATCTAACTTAACAATTAACCAGTTGGGTAGGTATGCTGGCGGTTCTGTATCTTGGTTCAACGGAGACTTAGACAGTTTAAGTGTGTGGGCAGGCACAGCAGCTTCAGCATCAGAAGTTACAGACCTATACAACTTAGGTCTAGGCGCAGACCCAACAACAGTAATAGCAAGCCCTAACTTATACTACGACTTCAATGAGTTCACATCCACTACCACAGTAGTAGACGAGTCGGGTAATGGTAATGATGGTACGATGACTAACTTCACTGGAACAGCTTTCAAAGGTTCTATAAGAAGGAATGCTTTACTATTCGATGGTTCGGATGATGCTATAACTATAAGTCCTTGGTCATCTGCTGCCACCAATTTTACAATAGCTTGTTGGTTCAATGTGCCAGAGTTCGCACCAACAGTAGGTGCTGGAATAATACTTTCAGATACAACTAACTTTGATTTTATTCATTTAAAAGACGCTACAACTATTAGAATGCGGTTTAACTCGGGAGCCTCTGATTTTTCATGGACAGTACCTACAATGGCGTTAGATACATGGCACGCACTTGTCATTACTAGAGATACAAGTAATAATGTCAAATGTTATGTTGACGGGGTAGAGTCTACTTCAGGGTCGTATTATGCTCCCACAACAATTAAGTTTCAGCGAATAGGTTATTATCCTTCCTCCGCAGCTTATGCTTTCGACGGAACATTGTCAAACCTATCATTAGACTCATCAAACGAAGCGACTGCCTCAGAAGCCCTTTCTTTTTATGAAAATCCACTTCTTAGCCCGTATGAGATATTCTCTTTTGACCCTGAATTTTGGTGGCCTCTTAACGGTGAGGATGCTGATGCAGTAGCTTACGATTTTAGTGGTAACAATAATAATGGAACACTTACAAACTTCTCAGGAGACTATTGGGTATATAGAGATTAAAACAAACAACAATGAAAACACTTATATTTTTTACAACAGAGGTAGCCCCATTTACAGCTACAACAGGAATGAATGTATCACCAATACCTTGTACTCTTACTGATGAACGTACTGGCTGGTACTTAAGTAAAGCTTGGCAAGAAGAGATAGAGGCTAAGGGAGTTACTGTAGAGCTTATTGAGAAGACTGATTTAGTACAAGAAGAGATGCTATGAACAACAACTTAAAAGAAATCAAGACAACTATTATAGGTTCAATCCTATTTTTAATTGGTGCGGGTATGGCTACTAAGGGATACTTCCTTGACCAAGTATATGCTTGGGGTGATTACGCTGTCCCTGCTGCTGTTATGGTGGCGGGTATTGGCTTTCTTCTTGCGCCAGATAAAGTACTAAACTTAATCCTTAGAAAGGCTAACAAGAAAATCGGAGAATAATATGGCAACAAAAAGAAAAAAAAGAAAGTCAGACCCCACGGGTTCTACTGCAAAAAAGAGTGTAACGCCTAAGAAAAAGGTAAACACATATAATAAAAGTATGGCTCAGATAAGGGCTGACAGGGCTGCTGCTGCGTCTAAGGTTAAAAGAGTCCCCATGAAGGGAAGTGCTTGGGCTCCTATTAGAGCGAAGCAAGCTGCGGCAAACACATCACCTAAACGAGTTCCAATGAAGGGGAGCGTTAGACCTAAAAAATATTAATCATAGGAGACCCAACAAAAAATAAAGGTTATTAAGAAACGTGGCTCAAAGTAGAACCAGAAACAATACCAGAAAAAGAAATAAGAAGCGCAATATGGGCAAGTTCCGTTCTATGTTCGAAAAGAACTTCGCCCAAGATTGTCAGAAAAAAGGTATTGATTTTGAATATGAGAACCTTAAGATAAAGTGGACGCCACCCCAGAAGACGTACAACCCAGACTTTATGTTTGAGAAGCACGACGGAAGCCTTATGATTATTGAGACTAAGGGGCGGTTCACCGCAGCGGATAGAACCAAGATGAAGATGGTTGTAGAGCAGCACCCTGAGTTGGATGTAAGGATGGTTTTTCAGAACGCCTCAAACAAGATTACAAAGGCTATTGGTTCAAAGACTTATAAGGAGTGGTGTAAATACCACGGGATTAAGTGGAGTGAGAAGACGATTCCTGCAAGTTGGAGAAAAGAAATAAAGCAACAGAT